ATTTAGTGCAGATTTTGCCAAACAAACAAATATGTTTACTGCTGCTGCCGGTATTGGAAAAAATGCGTTAGTAGATGGAGCAGTAGCACAAGAAGAAGCAGCTAAAACAACAGATGGTCAAGCCGCTGCTTTAGAAAGCATTAAACAACAATTAGCAGCCATTAGTAACGAATTTTTAATGATGCTATCTAGTTCTGGTATAATTGGAACAATGATGCAATTATTAGGAGCATTTGTTGCATTTGTTAGAGATTTTGTAGTACCAGCATTTCAAAATTATCTAGTACCTGCAGTCACGTGGATGGCAGAAACAATTATTAATTATGTGATACCTACTGTTAGATGGTTAGTAGAAGGTTTAATATATTTAGGAAAAACAGTATATGATTTCCTTGTTCCTATTTTTTCTTGGTTAGGAAAAACTATTAAACATGTAATTCATGATTATGTTGTGCCAGCAATGTTAACCATTCGCGACATAATCCAAGATTACTGGAAACCGGTATTATTAGGAGTTGCTACAATAATTGCTTATAAACTTATTCCGCAATTTATTGCTATGATACCGGCCTTGTTGACGCAGGCTGCAACTTATATTAGTACAGCAATAGCTGTAGCTGCGGCATGGTTACCTGCAATAGCAATGGCTGCATTAGTCATAGGAGCCTTTATGGCTATTAAATGGGCTATGGATAAATTTGGTTTAGATGTAGGAATGGTAGGTGACGGATTTAAATGGCTATGGAGTTACATTAAAGAATTTGGAAATAATCTAGTACGTATATATTACGAAATAATGGATAAAATCACAGTAGGTGATGAGTATAAAGAAAAAATAAAACAAAAAGAAAAAGATATTGCCGAAAATCAACTCGAACGAGAAAAATTAGAACAAGAAATATCTGACAGAAGAAAACGAAATCTAGCTGAAAGAGAGAGAATAGAAAACGAAAGAAAGAATGATCGATCAAAAGCGGCTGATGGAAAATATCTAGAAGCATTAACAGGGGTTAAGATGCCGAATTTTAATGGTCCAAAATTCGGCAATTATCATTTAGGTGGTGGCGGTGGCGGTGGCGGTTTCCTTCCCCCAGGCACCCAAATGCCAGGCGGTAATAGAACTATTGATGATTATAAACCGGGAGGTGCTGGCGCCGGAGGAGGTAGTAGTGCAGGCAGTCCGGGAAATATTGATCTTGGAAGTATGACCCCAGAACAATCTGCAAGATACGCTTATAGTCTAATGAATCCGTCAGCTGCTGGAGCAGATGCTCAAAGAAAACAATTAGAAGAGAAAGCCAAAACAGAAGCAGATGCTAAAGTTAAGGCAGAAGAGGATGCTAGAAAAAAATTAGAAGGTCAAAGAACATCAGCAGCACCGCCAGAATCTGCAGAATCGCTACTTGCTGGCTTAAATAACAAGATGGATCAATTAATTAAAATTAATAAATCAGTAGCCGATACTGCAAATAGTCAATTAACTGTACAACGAGGTTTAGGAAACAATGTGTTTGCATCGCCAACGATGGCATAATTTGGATAAAACATGAGCTGGAAAAAATATTTTACACCTGTGAAGATTGATGGCCAAGGAGGTCAATTTAGTCCCCTTGGCAACGGAGGTGGAAAACCAGGTCCAGCTCGCACAAACTATTCAAATTATCTTCCTGATGTTTATGCAGGCACGCCTAATCGTGTAGAACGTTATATGCAATATAACACTATGGACATGGACAGTGAAATTAATGCTGCCCTCGATATTCTTGCAGAGTTCTGTACACAAAAGAACAGAGAAAACAGTACAGCATTTCAAATTTATTTTAAAGGTCAGCCTACTGCAACTGAAGTTAAATTATTAAAAGATAGTTTACAAAAATGGGCTAAAATTCAGCAATTTGAAAATAGAGTTTTTAAAATTGTAAGAAACACTTTTAAATATGGAGATTGTTTTTTTGTTAGGGATCCAGAAAATTTAAAATGGTTTTATGTTGATCCTGCAAAAGTTAGCAAAATTATTGTAAATGAAAGTGAAGGTAAAGAACCGGAACAATATGTAATACAAGATTTTAACTTTAATTTTAAAGAACTAGTAGCAACATCAATTCATCCCAACACCCACACCAGTCCTCAAGGTACTGCTAGTTATGTTAGCGGAGGTGCCCTTGGACGCGGCATGGTTGGAACAACTCCGCAAGCCACCGGAACTAGATTTTCAACGCAGGTAAACGAAGTTGCTGTTAATGCAAAAAACGTAATTCACATTTCACTAAGCGAAGGATTAGACAACAACTATCCTTTTGGTAATTCATTATTAGAATCGGTGTTCAAAGTCTACAAGCAGAAAGAATTACTTGAAGATGCTATTATTATCTATCGTATACAACGTGCGCCAGAACGTAGAATTTTCTACGTTGACGTAGGCAACATGCCAGCACATATGGCTATGGGGTTTGTTGAGCGTGTGAAAAATGAAATACATCAGCGTAGAATTCCATCATCAACAGGAGGAGCCAGTGTTATCGATGCTAGCTACAATCCGCTGTCAATTAACGAAGATTATTTTTTCCCACAGACCGCAGAGGGACGAGGATCCAAAGTTGAGACCTTGCCTGGAGGGACAAATCTTGGTGAAATTGATGATTTAAAATATTTTACAAACAAGCTATTCCGTGCTTTACGTATTCCAAGCAGCTACTTACCAACTGGTCCTGATGACAGTCAAATGTCATTCACTGATGGTAAAGTAGGTACAGCTTATATTCAAGAGTTACGTTTTAATGAATACTGTAAACGTCTACAGAGTCTCATTGTAGAAGAATTTGATTTAGAATTTAAAGTTTGGATTCAAAAACAAGGTATCAATATTGATAATAGTTTATTTGAATTAAAATTTAATGCGCCACAAAATTTTGCAGCATACCGCCAAAGCGAACTTGATAATGCGAGAATAACTAGTTTTACCGGATTACAAGAAGTTCCTTATATGAGCAAACGTTTTGCTTTAAAACGCTTCTTAGGATTAACTGAAGAAGAAATTAGAGAAAACGAACGTATGTGGAAAGAAGAAAATGGAGAGAAAGTTGCAGCAGCAGCAGATGCAGCTGGAGATATGCGTTCCATGGGAATTACTCCTACCGGTATTCAAACAGATATGGCTGATCAATCTGCTGAAGCACCCGAGGATATGGCTGCACAGGCCGCTACAGGTGCTGAAGCAGAAGCTGGTGCAGCACCCGAAACACCAGCCCAGTAATCAAAACAGATAAATACAAGATGAAACTTTTAGAGTTCTTTTATTTTAACGACAAAAATAACAATTACAGCATTGACCGTAGGTATAGTGCTGAAAATGACATATCTGTTTTGGAAAAAGATGATAACAGAAAAGTAAGGTTAACCTTTAAACAAATAAATTTGTTACGTATGCAAAGCGAAGCACACGAAGCAGAAAAAGAAGCCGAACTAGGATTTGTAAGACAGATGTATGGTCAGCCACCAATCGCAGAACAGCCCCAATAAACCCGCATTTGTATTAGGAAATGGACGTAGTCGTTTATCAGTTAATGTAAACGATCTTACATCAACCGGCATTGTTTTTGCCTGTAATGCCATATACAGAGAAGCATCAGTTGATCATTTAATTGCAGTCGATGTAAAAATGGTTAACGAAATAGTATCATCTGGATACAATCAAACTAATACAGTTTGGACAAATCCAAATAAAGGTATTATAAATTCTTCTAATCTTAACTTTTTTGATCCGCACAAAGGATGGAGTAGCGGTCCTACTGCACTTTGGTTAGCTGCAACTATGGGACACAGAGAAATATATATTTTAGGTTTTGACTTTGAAGGTGTTGAAGGCAAGTTTAACAATGTATATGCTGACACATTTAACTACAAAAAAAGTTGGGAAGTACCTACATTTTATGGTAATTGGGTAACACAGACAGAACGTGTTATTAAAGATTTCCCCTCAACTACTTTTTATAGATTAGTTGGAAATAAAAAATATTTTACACCTCCTGCATTGGCAGAGCAAAGAAATCTAATTCATATGAATTACAATACTTTAGCTACAAATTTTGGATTATCCCTACAAAAATCCTAAAAATGATCAAAAACAGGTCATTTAAAGCCAATTTATAATATTAGTATTAAATAAATCGACAGCCTAATTACCATTGAGGAGAACACACCATGGCAGATAAAACAACTCTTGAGCAAATGCTCGAGCACCTAGTTAATGGCGAAACAGACAAAGCAGATGAGCTGTTTCACGAATATGTAGTAGGAAAATCACGCGAAATTTATGAAGGTTTAATCGAGTCTGAAATCGAAGATGAGCAGACAGAAGAATCTACAGAATCCGATGATGAAGCAGTAGAAGAAAATTTTGAAGATTTAGAAGTTTCCGAAGGAGACGACGAAGAAGGTGACGAAGAAGGTGACGAAGAAGGTGACCCAACTGATAGCTTAATGAAAGACTTAGAAAGCGAAGACGACGAAGGCGACATGGACGAGCCGGCTACTAAACAAGACGTAGCAGACGGATTCGACGAACTAATGGCTAAGTTTGATCAACTAGCATCAGAAGTTGGCAGCGGCGACATGGGCGATGACGACATGGGCGACATGCCAGATATGGATATGAAGGATGCGTTCGAACCAGAAATGGCAACTGTACGCGAATATGTAGAAAAAGTTGCTGGCGGGCACGGAGCTGAGAAAAAAGGTTCTGGCGAAGCAGCAGGTGCAAATACAAAAACACCAGTAGCAGGCAAAAATGATATGGGCGGTACAACCGCTAATATTGGTAAAGGCGGTGAAGGTTCAGATAAAGGAACTGCCGGCGGCCTAGCAAACAACAAACCACAACAAATGAACACTGGTAATATTAATGTACCTGGTGGAAAAGCAGGTGGTGCATTTAATAAAAAAGAACCAGGACACGGCGCTGAAAAGAAAGGCGCTGGTGAACAAGGCGGTACAAACGCAGCTAGTTTGTTCCGTAACAAGTAATCGGAGCCTTTGGTGAAAAATTACCTTAGCGAGCATCTGAGTTTTGACCAAGCTGGTCTAGTTCTTGAATCTGTCGAAGAGGGCGGAAACAAATCTTTACACCTTAATGGAATTTGTATTCAAGGTGATATTCGTAATGCGAATCAAAGAATTTATCCAGTCTCCGAAATAGGTAGGGCTGTCAAAACCGTCAATGAACAAATAGCTGGTGGTTATTCAGTGCTAGGGGAAGTTGATCACCCTGCGGACCTACGCATTAATTTGGATCGAGTCAGTCACATGGTAACAAAGATGTGGATGGACGGTCCAAATGGATACGGAAAAATGAAGATTCTACCAACTCCCATGGGACAGTTAATTTCAACCATGTTGCAGAGTGGAGTCAAACTTGGCGTATCAAGCAGAGGTTCCGGTAATGTTGCTGAAGACGGTAGCGGAAAAGTAAGTGATTTTGAAATTATCACAGTTGACATTGTAGCTCAACCATCCGCTCCCGGAGCATATCCAACACCGGTTTACGAACATATTATGAATCAAACAGGCGGTTATAAAGCATTTAATATAGCAAGGGAAGTACAAGGCGATCCAAAGGCACAGAAATACATAGCAGAGAATCTTAAACAGATTATCTCTAAACTAAAATAACGTAGGAGAATCACATGCTAGATTTAGTTAAACAACTCTTTGAAAATAATGTGATTTCCGAGGAAATGAAATCGGAGATTGAAACAGCTTGGCAAACAAGAATTCAAGAAAACCGAGATCAAGTTACAGCAGAGCTACGTGAAGAGTTCGCACAAAAATACGAACACGACAAAGCAACAATGGTCGAAGCAGTTGAAACAATGCTAGAAGATCGGTTGCAAGCAGAATTAGGTGAGTTGGCCGAAGACCGTCAAGGTTTAATTGAAGCTAAAGCCAAGTATGCTAAGAAAATGAAAGATGATGCTAAAAAAATGGAAGAATTCGTTCTTCACAAATTAGTATCAGAACTTTCAGAACTTCACGAAGATCGCAAGAGAGTAGCATCAAATGTTGCCAAATTAGAATCTTTTATTGTGGATAGTCTAGCCAAAGAAATAGCAGAGTTCCACATTGACAAAAAAGATTTAGCAGAAACCAAAGTAAAATTAGTTCGCGAAAGCAAAGCTAAATTTGCTGGTGTTAAGAAAGAATTCTTATCACGTTCTGCTGTGTTAGTTAAAGAAGCAGTAGAAAAAACTCTACGTTCTGAAATTGGCCAACTAAAAGAAGACATTGAAGCTGCTCGCAAAAATGACTTTGGTCGCAGACTTTTTGAAAGCTTTGCCAGCGAGTACGCTGCATCTCATTTAAATGAGAAATCTGAAACAGCTAAACTTCTAAAGGTTGTAAAAACCAAAGAAGCTGAATTAGAAGAAGCAGCAAAAATTGTAGCAGAACATCAAAGAATCGTTGAAAGCAAAGACAGAGAAATCCGCATTGCGAGAGATCTTGCTGTCCGTAAAGACATTATGAGTGAACTTTTAGGACCGCTTGCTGGAGACAAGAAAACAGTAATGAATGAGTTGCTAGAAAGCGTAGCAACCGACAAACTCCGCGGAGCATACGACAAGTATCTACCAGCTGTAATAGCCGGCGAAGCTCCTAAGAAGAAGGCATTGACAGAAGGCAAAGAAATTACAGGCGATAAAGAGGCACATACACAAAGCAGCGAAGGGAAAGCTGCTGAAATTTTCACAATCCGCAAGCTTGCGGGACTTAAAGTTTAAGGAGAACTAATATGTCAGAACTACTCGAGTCACGCTGGCAGGAAACCAAAGAGGCACTATTAGAAGGCCTACAAGGAACTCGTCGTTCAGTAATGGCCACTACTTTAGAAAATACCCGCAAGTATTTGTCTGAGAGTGCCACTGCTGGTGCTACTTCTGCCGGTAATGTCGCAACCCTAAATCGTGTGATCCTTCCAGTGATCAGACGTGTAATGCCAACAGTCATTGCAAATGAACTAGTTGGTGTACAACCTATGACTGGCCCAGTTGGTCAAATTCATACTCTACGTGTTCGCTATGCAGATAGCGGTAATAACGTAGTAGCTGGTGAAGAAGCATTCAGCCCATTTAAAATTGCTGCTGCTTATTCTGGTAATGATACTGATTCAACACCAAAAGCTAATTCTACTGCAACCCTAGAAGGTCAAGCAGGTAAGAAAATGAGCATTCAAATCCTCAAGCAAACTGTCGAGGCAAAAACTCGTAAGTTAAGCGCACGTTGGACATTTGAAGCTGCTCAAGATGCACAAGCCCAACAAGGCATTGACATCGAAGCAGAAATTATGGCAGCTCTTGCACAAGAAATTACTGCTGAAATCGATCAAGAAGTTCTAGCTTCTTTACGCACACTAGCTGGTACAGCAACAGAAACCTATAATCAGGCTGCTGTTTCTGGTACAGCTACATTCGTTGGTGATGAACACGCTGCTTTAGCTGTTCAGATCAATCGTGTTGCTAACTTGATCGCTCAGCGTACACGTCGTGGTGCAGGTAACTATGCTGTTGTTAGCCCATTTGCGTTAACAATTCTACAGTCTGCAACTACTTCTGCGTTTGCACGTACCACTGAAGGTACTTTCGAAGCACCTACAAACACCAAGTTTGTTGGTACATTGAACAGCGCAATGCGTGTTTATGTTGATGGTTACGCTGCTGATAGTACAGCAGTTCTAATTGGTTACAAAGGTTCTAGCGAATCTGATGCACCAGCATTCTATTGCCCATACATTCCGTTGATGAGCAGTGGTGTTGTGTTAGATCCGTCAACATTTGAGCCAGTAGTTAGCTTTATGACCAGATATGGTTATGTTGAGTTAACAAACGTAGCATCTTCTTTAGGTAACGCAGCTGACTACCTAGGAAAAGTTGATATTACTAGCGGTAACGTTAAGTTTAGCTAATCAACTAAAAACATTTTATATGTTTCAAAAAGGGTCTTTGGGCCCTTTTTGTTTGACTTAAATACCAGATGCAGGTAGAAAGCGAACAAGATTTTTCTGAATTGCGCAAGAGAATTCAAGAATGGCGTAAACGCTTTCCTATGTTTGTACACGATGTTCATAAAATTGAGCATATTATAGAACAGCATATTCAAAATTTTTCTATTGCAGGAGTTCATTATCGACAATCTAAAAGTAAAAAATATTTAGAACTTGCACAAAAAGAATTAGACGAAATTAATAGAATAATAACAACCGTTGAAAAATTGGAACTGATAGCATTACTATCCCAAAGATAAATACATTGTCTAAGTGAGCTTGCATAGGGCAAGACTTATGCTGTAACCCGCAGCGTAGACCTAAAACGTCATATTAAGGAGAAACAAATGGGACGTCCATTAAGAAAAGATGTAAACGGTGTTGATGTAC